AGGCCGAGGTCAACGGCGACCGCGAGGACGAAGAAAGCGAGTCTCCCGATGCAGATTGACCGCCGGTCGTTCGAGGTCCGCGCAGACGTCGAGGGCAACACCGTTTCCGGGCTGGCGATCCCGTACGGGACGGATTCGGCTCCGCTGCCGTTCATCGAGACCATCCAACGTGGCGCGTTCGCTGCCGACCTCGGCAAGCGGAACGTGTCGCTGCTGGTCGAGCACGACGGCGGGCGCGTGCTCGCGGACACCCGCAGCGGCACCCTCGACCTCGAGGAGACCGAGCGCGGCGTGACGTTCGCCGCTCGCCTGCCTGACACCCGCGACGGGCAGGACATGCGCGTCCTGCTCCGCGATGGGATCTACCAAAACATGTCGTTTGGGTTCGCGGTCGACAAGGACGAGTGGGCGGGCAACCGCCGGACCGTCGTGTCGGCCCGCCTTTACGAGGTCTCGCTCGTTCACACGCCCGCCTACGAGGCGACCGCGGCCGCGGTCCGGGCGTTTCGCCATTCCACCGGGCTCGTTGCTCGGTACCTGCGGCTGCGGATTGGAGACCTGAAATGACCGTGACCCCCGAAGCACTCCGTGAGAAGCGTGCGCAGCTCGTCGCTGCGTGCGAGCAGTACGCCGAAACCGCAACCCCCGAAGCCGTTCGTTCGTTCGACCTGGCCGAGGAGGAAATCCGCGGCATCGACTCGCAGCTGGAAACCCTGTCCGTTCGCAGCCGTCTCGACGGCATGCGCAACAAGGGTGCCCAGGTCGTCAACCGTGTCGCCCAGTCGGCCGGCCCCAACGCCATCCGTTCCATCGCTGATCAGATGATGAAGCGCGACGGCAGCGAACTGACGCTTGACCTCCGCACGCTGACCATCGGAACTGCCACCGCTGGCGGAAACACGACCGTGACCCAGCAGACTGGTGAGTTCGTCAAGTGGCTGGACTGGGACAACCCGATCCGGCAGCTCGCCACCACTCAGATGTTCCCCACCAATCTCGACCTGCCCGTGATCAACGGCCGCACGTCGGTGGTCGCGCTGAACGAAGGTGTTGCCTTCACCGCTAGCGATATGAGCATCGCTAAGCGCAGTTTCTCGGCGTACAAGGCCGCGGCCTTCACGGACATCAGCGACGAACTGCTGAACGACAGCGTCGTGGACATCGCCGCGCAGGTGGTCGAAGACCACGCCCGCGCTCACAGCAAGTACCGCGCTGAAAAGCACGCCATCGGCACCGGCACCGGCCAAGAAGAGGGCATTTTCCGCGAGGCGGTCTGGGACTCCAGCAACTACGTCTACACCGCGAACAACACGACGGTGATGGAGTGGACCGACGTGATCAACCTGTACACGAAGATTCGCCCGGGCTACGTCAACAATGCTTCTTGGGTGATGCACCCGGTGACCTGGGGCCAGCTGCTGGCCAAGCGCGACGGTGCGGGTGGCACGGCCGGAAAGTTCATCTACGACGGCATGACCGGCAACTTCGTGCAGGACGGCGTCGTCGGCCGCATCTTCGGCCGCCCGGTGTACCTGACCGAGTTCGCGCCGACCTTCGGCGGCGGCGTGGACAAGGTCGTGATCTGGTTCGGTGACATGCAGAAGGCGTACCGCATCGTCGACCGTTCCAACGCGACCTTCCGCGTCAACCCGTACATCGCGTCGCTGAACGGCAACGTGCGGTACGAGTCGTTCATGCGTTCGGACGCAAAGATCGTGGACACCTACGCGGGCGGCTGCATCGTCTGCGGTACGGTCTGATCGACTGACTCCATGTGACCCCGGGCTGTGGGGGGGGACACCCCCCCCAGCCTTTTCCAAATGCCAGCACTCAACACCAGCGACATCAAGAGCCACCTGCGGATTTACCACACGCAGGACGATTCCTACATCGGCACGATCCTGCTGCCGGCGGTCCGCGAGACCGTCGAGCGCTGCACCGGTCTGGCCATGCAGGCCATCGAGCGCTCCTACAAGGTGTCCGAGGAGGGCGACACCTGGGTTGTGCTCCCGATCCAGCCGGTTAACACCAGCGGCGCCATCACTGCCGTTTACGTCGACGACGACGCCGTGACGCAGACCGCTACGCCGGAACTGCACTGGGACGGAGAGCGCGTGGCGGTGCTGGTCGATGAGGCTTGGAACCGCCCGGTGACCCTGAACTGGGTAACCCTCGTCGGCGACCACTACATCAACATGCTGGCGCTGCAGCTGTGCGGGCGCCTGTACGCCGACCGCGGCGACAGCACTGGAGCCATCGAGGGCAAGGCCGAGCAGATGCTGATGGCAATGCTCGGGGAGCATGGGGTGCACTGATGGTCCCGCGTGGCATGTTCCGGCACGAAATGGCGGTGCAGAACTACACCGTTGCCACTGTTGACGCTTACGGGCAGGACGTGAAAACTTGGAACACGGCCGCGACGGTGTTGGGCTACATCGAGTCGGCCGACGGCCGAAGCATCGACTCGGTAGACATCAACCGCGGGCAGACGGCGTGGAGGCTCATCCTGCCTTGGATTGACTCGGTGACCGTCAAGAGCCGGATTCTGCTGCGCGAAACGGGCAAGTCTGACCGAGTTCTTCAGGTCACCGGCGTACTAGATCCGACCCTGCGGCGCATGGAACTGCACTGCGAAGCGCTCGAGGTGACGGCATGAGTTTTCGCCGCGGCGCTACGTTCAACACCCCGGAGCACCTGCGGGCGTACGAGCGTTTCATGCGACGCCAGGTCAACGCTTCGGAAAACCTGGGCATCATGCGGGCCGGGGCAAGTGTCCGCGCCCAGCGGGCGTTCCTGGCAGCCGAACAGGTGTTCCTGACGCTTCCCGACCGAGTCAGCCGGAACCTGTACAAGCAACTGCTGCGGCGCAGCCTCAAGCGCCTGGCGACGACCTACAAGCAAAACTGGCTGACGCACGGGGCCACCCACCGCAGCTACGGCGGGCAGGAAAGCCTGCGCAAGGCGTCCAGCAAGGTGATCCAGTCGATGGGTGACACCCGCGGGCTCAAGACCACCAGCCGCACCGGCTTCCGGTACAAGCGGCGCCCCAGGTCGTACATCGCGCCAATCGTCGACAGCGGCCGCGCACAGTGGCACGTAAAGCGGGCCACGTATCAGCAGTTCCCGCCCGAGGTCCTCAAGGAGGACCTGGCGCTGGTCATCGAGACGCAGCTGACCGAACTGGCCCGCAAGGCGCGGATGAAGGTGTCGAAGAAATGAGCATCGAAACGGCCATCCGCGACCGGCTCACCAGCGACACTGGCGTTTCGGCGCTCGTCGGCACGCGAATTAGCCCCGAATGGCGCCGGGAAGGTACCGCGCTGCCGGCCATTGTCTACAGCATCGATAGCCGGACTCCCGTGCGCACGCTGGCGCAAACGACCAGCCTGGCAGAGTTCGCCGTGTCGGTGGATTGCATCGCCGTCAGTTTGTCGGCGGCCCGGACTCTGGCGGCTGCTGTGTCGGGAGTGCTGAACGACAACACGGGATTTACGACCGTAGACGGCACGCGCATTCAATGGAACGCCACCGACGGCGAAGACGTCGAGCGCATGGACGATCAGGAAGGCACCGACGACGGCCCGCGGGTGGTCCGTCAGACGTACAGAATTTGGGCAACAGGAGGATAAACCATGGCATTTATCGCAAACGGCACGACATTGTCAATCACTATTGGGGCTGGAGCCGCAACCGTTGTAGACGCGAGTGACATCAACATCACGGCATCAAGCGCTACCGTCGACGCTACCGTGCTCAACTCGTTGTTTACTTTGGCTATTCAGGGGCGGCCGAACGTGACTGGATCAGCAACGATCCACACGGACAACGTTACGGCGGGAACCTTGGCAGCAAAGTTCGGCGGGGCTACGCCCGACACGTCAGCGGTGACCATTACGATCAACGCCAGCGGTGGAGCATCTGGCGGGATTGACTACACCGGAAGCGCTGTGATTACAGGATTTAACGCCACATATGCCAATGACGCAGTGCACCAAGCAACGTTGAGCTGGCAGTACGTCGGGCAAATCACTGTGAGCCGATCAGCATGACCTGGCGCACCCTGAACAGCGAGGCGGTGGCCGGTTACCCGTCCGTGCTCGAGGTCCGGCCCATCACGGTCGGCGAGTGGCGCAAGATCGAGCAGCTGGACGACGACGCCAAGCAGTCGTTCCTGCTCGAGTCGTGCACTCGGGTGGACGGCGTGCCGGGATCGACGGCGCTGGACGTTCACGTGGCCATGGCACTCGTCCAGGGGGTGATGGCAAACCCTTGGAGTGGACCGCAGCCGACCGCATAGAGCGGCTGCTGACGGTCCTGGCGTACGGGCTGACTCGTCAGCCGCAGACGGTGGTGGAGCCTTGGCGCAAGCCGGGGCAGACTGACTGGATGGCAACCCTTGGGAAGGTGGCAACGTGGCGAAACTAGGACTCTCAATCGGGATCGACGCCGACGTGACCGGCCTGCGCAAGATGGGGCAGCAGGCGGCTGCAACCCTCGAGGGCATCCGCGGCCAATTCGGTCGCATGCAGAACCTTGTCGGCGCTGCCATGGCCAGCCCGCTGTTTCAGGCCATCGGATCGTTCTACCAGGCCAACATCGAGGCGCGGAAAACGCTCGATGAAATGACCAAGCCATTCTCCACGCGGATGATCAAGGCCGAGATTGACGCCATGAATACCAAGATGGCTGCTGGTCAGAGGATGGTCGGATTGGGTATGGACGAGCCGGGTGCCGCACGGATCGAGCGTGGGGCACAGCGGGAAATCGCTACCGCGCTGCGGGCTACGTCACCGTCCGGACGGCA